TTAGGTGGAGTAGGAGCTTGAACAATGTCATATTCTATAGTACCTAATCCATTCCATTCACCTAATTCTTTAAATCTGGGGTGGGTTTCATCTAAGACAATACTTATAATTCTTCCTGAAGTTAATAGGCTGTTTAAACCTAAACTAGTAAAAGTATTAAAGTTATTATTTTTAGAATTGTTAGCTATATTATTAATAGCTACTATACCACGACTTCCAGCCATTATTATTCAGATTTAAACTTACTTATTTCGTCAAGTAGTTGTTGTTTTTCTTCGTCTGAGATACCTAATGCGCTTTCTCCACCTTCACTGTTCATAGCACGTTGTGCTAGAGCAGCCATTTTAATTAGAAGGTCATCATTTTTAACTCCTATTTCCATATATTCTTTAATTAATGGAACAATAAGAGTAGCATCACCAATTTCTTCAATCATAGGTTGAAGTTCCTTGATAAGGGCAGTTACCTGCTTATCTTTTCTTTGTTGGTTATTGTAAATTTCCTCTAGAAGATCTGAGAATTTTTTCTTACCAAATACTATTTTATCAAACTGGCTCATAGTTATAAATACTAGGTTATTTAAAATCTACGTAACCGTGCTCTAAGTAATATATATAGTTGCGTTTAAATATATCGTACAGTTGATTTGCTATTTTTGTGATTTTAGGTGTTTTAGCATCAACCTGCTCGCGTATATAAATGTATAGAGCTTTTTTATTAAATACGTCTATATCTTCTCTTTTACGGAATAGTTCTAAAATAGCATCAGCTATTTGAGCATCTTCATCTTTTGCAAATAGTTCAAAGATATTTTCAGTACAATATTCTGTGTATAAATCTATAAATAAAGAAAGTTTATCTTGATGTGGGTCACTTGCGGTATTTTCATCTATCTGGTATGAGTGACGTTCATCTTCTTCTACTCCCTCAACTGGTGCCTTATCAATTCTACGCTTATAGTTTCGCGTATTAGATATAATTAGATAACGTTTTGCAATTGTACCAAAATAAGAGTACGCTTTTGCTCCTTTAGTTTGGTCGTATAGATGCATTTTAGAAAGGAGGAAGGTAATTACCTCGTGCTGAAGATCCTCAATGTTTTCTACCTCAGTATAGTAGAATTTAAAGGTATGGATAATATTTTCAGTAAGTTTAAAAAATGGATAGTGAATATCTCTATGATATATCTTTTCCTTTTCTATAGGGTTAGTTGATTTATTATATCTTACAATAGCATCCTCTGTTTCTTGAGTAAAATATTGTACACCTTTTTTCTTTTTAACTACTTCACTCATAATTTAATATTATAGGGTCTTAGCATATCATTTAACATTTTAAGTCTATCAAAGAAGAACCCTACTTCATCATCACTTTTAAAAGTACCTTTAGCATCAATTTCATTAATACGTTTATTCATAAACTCTACAGTACTACCTAAACCATTAATGTATTCCTGGTAAGAGATAATAGCATCTTGTCTTTTGTTTAATTCATCTTCGTATCGTTCAACCTTGCGTAAAAGGTTAAAGGTCGTGAATCCCATGACCACGACCAATAGTGATAAAATTATTACAAGATATATCATAGATTATCTAATAGATTTTTTAATCCTTCACTTCTAACCGAACCAAGTGCTTTTTGTTTGGCAGCTGCTGGGGCAGGTTTCTTGGTTTCCATTTTAAAGTTTTTCTTAACCGGGGCTTCTCCGTTCAATTTAGGTAACCATTCACGTTCAAACTCAATACGAGCTGCCATCATATCACCAAAGTGAAGAACGAATGGAAGGCAAGTACGTGGTTTTTGCTCAGGCATATAAGTCATCAAATATTTCTTATTTGCTTCATCATACAAACCATCGTGTGTTTGAATCGCGAGCATCTCATTAAACGTATATTGAATACCGTGTGATTGAAGCATGAACAAACCACGGTCTGGGACCGAAGCAAATGGAAGTTTAGTGTTGAACATATAGTCTTCTCCTAGCTTGTCTTTACGCCATTGATCAGTTTGTGGGATGTATGATTCATGTTGCTCGTCTCCCATTTTACCTAGATCGTGATTGATAGCAGCAAATACTAGCTCTTCAATAGTATAACCAGACATATCAGCTCCTTCATCAGACCATAATTGATGTTGTTTTAGGGCACAACGTACAACACGAATAACGTGTTCTACATAACCCCCAGGAAAAGCATTGTGGTATTCTTTTTTATGAGCAGCAGGCATAAGCATAATACGCTCAGCATATTGATTATAAAATTCCAATAGTTTTTCTTTACGGGGTGAAGAAATATGTTCTTCAATAATACCCAAAAATACATTCCAATTATTTTGGATTTGTTCTGCAGTAAGATTCATAACTTTAATTTAAAATTAACCTTGACGTTGTACCATCATTTTAAGATCCTCAACTACTTCTTCTGCTTCAGCAATTAGTTGGTGGTATTGATCTGTAGTGGTTGTTGGGCGAGTAATCATAACTTTCATGGTTGTCAATTTACCATTGAGTTTTTCTAGTTTTTGTACTGCCAATTCTGGGTTTCGCATAATCGAATTTGTTTTAGTTATATAATAATATAATGATAGAGTGATATAGAATCACGCTTTATCCAATATTTTCTTTACAGTGTCTTGGATTTTTTTAATATGAGCACATTTTTCGTACTCTTCTACACCTTCAAAATAACGAAGGGCCATTTCTGAAGCATAAAGCAGATTTTCATCTGTAAAAGTAAATAACGCATCTACATCTACTCTACGCTTTAAGTCTAGTTTAGAGATATAAAACCATGCTCTTGAATAGGTAACCATTTCAGCCATATCATCCATACCAGCCATTTCTTTAACTACCTCTTCTGGGAGACTTTTGTAAATTTGCTTGTAAAGTGATTGATGATTTAAAATGATTTTTTTAAACATCCCAATCCAAAACATAGGAGTTTCTTGGATAATAATAGTATCGCTGGCTGCTTCTGCTTGATTTTCGAGAGAAGAGCCATCAAATAAATTAAATATTTTATTGATATCCATCTGCATATACATATATGCTATAAGAGAAAAACATAAAGGATAAATTTGCTCTTTCTCCTGGGCTCGAACCAGGGACCCTCTGATTAACAGTCAGATGCTCTAACCAACTGAGCTAAGAAAGAATAAATGGTAGAGCTTCATCCTACGTCGGACTAACCTACTCTACCTGGTAGGGAACTTTTATGCGATTAATCGACAACCTACAGGACCATTCGTGAGATTAGCTTCCTCCAATGGTTGTTACCGTCCTAGTGCTAAATCAGGTAACCGCTGAGCCTCCAGTCGGATTCGAACCAACGACCTACTGATTACAAATCAGTGGCTCTACCAGCTGAGCTATGGAGGCAATTGAGAGGTTTTTTCTAAGACGCTATCGGTTCACGTACTCTCCCTTTGAAGTCTTTTCTCCGAAGTCAACCTAGTCATCACCGGGATCGGTACCGACTACTAGGATTTTTTAAATGCTCCCCTGGAGAAGCGGGCGGTCTCGATTTGTTACGTTTTCGAGTAAACGTATAGGGTTGAGGGGGGCAAATGGCCCGGGCTTCCACCGGTATAGCTTTAGACTCCATTGAGTGCAGCCCCCCTCGGGGTTGGCTAGACTCAGTATTATTCGGCTGAAGCTTCTTCGCCTTCTACCTCATAAACTGCTGCTTCAAGGCTGTCAACATTCTCTACTACAGTAGTGTCAACAGTAGTTTCAACAGCTGCTTCTTCAGAAGTTGAGGTGCAAGATACAGCTACAGCTGCGATTGCAAGTGCAAAAAAAACGTTTTTCATGTTTTCCTTTTTTTGTTTTTAATTGTTATTTACATAAATATAATACTAGGATCAATGATCTCCAAGTTTAGTTGGCGGGGAGAGACTCGAACTCTCATGTGACCAATTACTCTTTCTACAAGGTATAAGCTTGAGGAGATACACGCCAGTATTTAGTTGGAAGGGACGGATTCGAACCGCCGTACCCGTAAGGGAGCAGAGTTACAGTCTGCCGGTTTTAACCACTCACCCACCTTCCAATTTTGTTACCCCCCAGAGATTCGAACTCCAATTAAATGGACCAAAACAA